CATTTTATGCGATCCGGCATTATGGGTACGAAGAGGTCGAATTATTTTGGAATTATGTGAGAACGAGAGGGAAGAAAGAGGCCATCCCCGTCAAGGTCACGGTTTCAAAAGACCATGTTGGCCACCAATTCCCCCCGCTTCTGGATGCTGCAAAAGAGATCGTTCAGATGGTGAGAACCGCAAAAACCCCCGATGAAGTGGCCTGTAATCCAGACGGCTGCGGTGATTTCGGTGGGTGTCCCTATAAACAATTTTGCAATGTAGATCCGCTCGCTGCATTGTTTTCAAACCTAGAATCGAGCGATTCAAAAACAAAAAAAGATGGAGATAAAATGTCGTTACTTGAAAAATTAAAAGCTGATGCCGCTGCCCGAAAAGCTAAAGGTGCTGCCTCCGTGATCGATGTACCCGTGGCCGATGTACCAAAAACAAAGAGCCCTTTGCTCGACCAGATCGCCAAGGCAAAGGGACTGGAAGCCAAAGAAGCTGTACAGCCTGAATTGGCAGCCCCCGTGGCCGTCCCCCGCCCGCCTGTGTCTAAGGCAGTAGAACCCACAATCTGTAATTTAGAAACCCTCTTAGAAGCCCAAAAAGAAATAAAGGGTGGGAAACTAAAAGCCCCCAAAACCACGGTAAAAGGGGTGCGGGATGAGCTGCATGCTTTTATGGCTTCACAAGCAAGCTTAAAAGCTGAGGTTGAGGAGCTCAAAGACCACGTGGCGGATTTGCTCTTGCGCCCGTTACCTGCGGGTTGTGCCCCCGTGAACCCCGTTCAAAATGTGCAGAGCCTTGCAGAAGCGATGGATGTATTGGCCTTGGCTCAAGACTTGTTCAATTCACTGAGCGTATCTCTCGAACCCGCCCTTGCTTTGAATCCCGATTTGGGTGGTAAGATGGAGCGATTGGGCGTTAATCTAGCCCAAGTAAATTCTCTGTTGAGCGAGTAAAAAATGAGCGTATTTAGAGGCATGCCTAACGCCCCCAGCCCAAAGATGGGGATTGTGAGAACGTCAGAGTTTAGGCGTGTTTCTGCTCTGCCTAGACGGGTTTTGGGGGAATCTGATGATGTCTTGGTTGATGCTGTCACGGATTTCTTCAAAACCCCGTGGGGAAATATGCGATTGCGCCCAATCCAAGCCCAAGCGATAAAAGAAGCGGCTGAATTGGGCGGGCTTTTCGCCCCGATTGGTGTCGGCCACGGCAAAACCTTGGTGTCATTACTTTTGCCAGAGGCGATGCAGGCACAACGCCCCCTGCTTTTAATCCCTGCGAATCTGAGAGATAAAACCATAAATCATGACATTCCTGATCTGGAAATCCATTGGCGGTTGCATCCCAATTTAAAAATAATGTCGTACTCTCAGATTTCAACGGTGAATGGGGCGAATTCTTTGCTTGACATGATGCCCGATCTAATAATCTTGGATGAGGCGCATAAGCTGAAAAATCATGATGCTGCCCGCACCAAACGATTTTTACGATATTTTGACGCTTTTCCCGAAACCCGTTTGTGTGCGATGAGCGGATCGATGACCAAAAGATCAATCTTGGATTACGCTCATTTGAGCCGATTGGCCTTGAAAGAAAGATCTCCTTTGCCCAAAACCTGGCATGAGCTGCGGGATTGGTCGTGCGCTTTGGATTCTGATGTACCGCCAGAGATGAGGAAACCAGCGGGGGCGATGGCGGATTGGTGCGATACCAAAAGAGGCCGTGTGGATCTCTCAGATTTGCGCAAAGGCTTCAAAAATCGACTTTGTGAAACCCCTGGGGTTATCACATCTAAAAAATCAGCGGTGGAGTGCGGGCTTATTTTAACAGAAAAGAAGGTCAAAAAAATACCCGAAAAAATAGAAGATGCTTTTCAGCTTTTGCGGGAAAGATGGATAACGCCAGGGGGTGAAGAAATATCCGATGCCTTGAGTTTGTGGCGTCATTCAAGCGAGTTGGCATGTGGTTTTTACTACCGTTGGAATCCAATGCCCCCGAGGGGGTGGCTGGATGCGAGGGCGGAATGGCATCGGTTTGTGAGGCACAAAATACAGTATTCAAAAGGAAAATATGACACGATGGGGCAGGTGGCGCTTGAGATACAGAGGGGGATGTCATCGCCACAATATGACCATTGGAAAGAGATTGAACCCACTTTTGAGCCGAATACGGAGGCGGTTTGGGTGGATGATTTCTTGGTAAAAGAGGCTGAGAAATGGGCTTTAAAAGAGCAGGGGATCGTTTGGGTTGCCCATCGGGCGGTTGGCGAGCGCTTTAATGAAAATGGTAGAATACCCTATTTTGGGGCGGGCGATGATGCTGCTTTGCTGGCACACAAAGGGGCGTGCGCTGCTTCAATCGCTGCCCACGGCACGGGTAAGAACTTGCAGGCATGGAGCCGTGGGCTCTTACTTGTCCCCCCCGCATCGGGGGATACGTTCGAGCAACTGTTGGGGCGGTTTCATCGACCAGGGCAAGCGGCTGACGATGTGTGTTTTGATGTGTGTTTGCATACAAAAGAGCTTTTCGATGGCTTTCTAAAAGCGCAAAGGGATGCGGTTTATATCCAAGAATCCACGGGGCTAGAGCAGAAACTGAATTTGGCCACGATCAAGATCGAGGATGAAAGAGGGGAAAACACCTTTTTATTTTAAAAAAGTGAAAAAAGATGGTTTATATAATTGACGCGTTGTTTTATATATAATACAAGAAACAAACAATAAAACAGCTCGGAGAGAGCAGAAAAGAGAGAAAAATGTACGCTTTATTTACAAAAGACTGCCAATTGGGAATCCAGGCAGATGCAGATGTTAGATCTGTTTTGCGGGCAAATGGGTGGGACTTTCACGGTGATCATTGGGAGATCGCCCAAACGCAAACCCGTTCATTGAGGCAAGCAATTTCGGAAACGGCTGAGGAGCTGCGATTCTTGGGGCATGTGTGTGTTGTGCCCGCTGATTATGACAAATCCCCCGTGGGTGATGCTTTACCTGCGGAGAGTGAGAGTGAGAATGTGATTTATGAAGTGAACGGCCTCTTGTCATTGCATTTCGCTGAATCGGCCGAGGTGTTCAACGCTGTGAAGTCTTTGGGGAAATGGGATGAGGTATTGAAGAAGAGGTTGATCGACCCGATCCAGTCCTTGCAGCTCTTGGAGCTGGCGCACACTTTCGATTTCATCTTCTCAGAAGAAGCCGCTTCTCTTGTCAGAAAAGCCCTTGAGGGGCTGGATGTGTCCGAGATCCCTGCTATTTTGAGGGATCAAGTCAAATGAAAATATCGCTTCTAAAAGACACTTTTGACACCCACCCCTTTTTGACCGAGGTTTCTTGGCCGATTGACTTTGGAGATCCCCAAATTGTCGAGGAAAAAAAGCATATTAGGGCGTTTAGCCCTTGTGAATTTGACGGCGGGGGCAAGTTTCTTGCGAATGCCATACAAGCCCATTTATCTGTTTTTGATGTAGATCACGCCTCCGAATTGGATATGGCTGACATTGTAAATCGGTGCTCTTCAAAAGATCTTGCGTTTATGATTTACACATCGTTTAACCACAACCCCCCCGATGACCACCGCTTTAGGGTGCTTGTGCAAACAGATCGACCCATTGGCCGAGACGAATATGCCCTTTTCTGGCAAAAGGCAAACAATAAATTGATGGGGGGGCGGGGGGATCCCGCTTGTAAAGATATCTCACGTATTTATTATTTACCCGCCCACCGGCCAGGGGGCACTTGTGAAGTGCTTGATTTTGAGGGCAGCCCTTTATCCGTGGATTGGGTGCTTTCTTTGCCCGATGCGGCAGAAAAACCCATTGAATTGGAGGACATAAAAGAGCTGGCTGCTGAGATGAAAAGAGCAAAAAGTGAATTTAAAAAAGAGCTTTCAAAAACAATGACAAAAGCCCTAAAGGGTCTCGCTTTCGCTAATCAGGGCGAGCGAGACACTACCTGTTTTAAATTGGCTTGCGTGCTTGCTGAAAGATGGCCAACGCAAGATGCGGGGCATCTGGCTTCATTTTTCGCTGTAGCGATGGGGGCGATGGCCGCCCAGGGTTCAAAAATGGATTTGGATGGCTTGATTGCAAAAATCGAGAGGCAGCAAGGCGATGAACAAAACAAAATAGCTGAAGAGAAGAGAATTGAGCTTGAGGAACGCCAAAAAAAGATCAAGATCGCTTTTCGGGGCAAAAGAAGCCATCCATATTCTGATGCTGAATTGGCCGCCTTTGGGGATTTGGATAACAAGTGGATTGTGCGAAAGGGTGATTCTTTTTACTTTTTTCTTGACGGGGCTTATACTGGCCCGTTCCAAAAAACTGAGATGAGGAACGCCACCCAAATCGAATTGGCTGCATCCCCTTTGGAAATGACAGAGCCTGACGAAAAGGGGAACGAGCGGTTTTTGTCAACAGATGAATTGGTTGATCGATATGGCACGGTGGCATTAAATGTGGCGGTTGATTTGCGTGCTCAAAAATCTTGGTATGATGCAGATGATCGGGTAATTTATGAAGCCCCCTGCCCCTTGCGTGATCTTGAGCCTGTTTTTGATCCCGTCATTGACGAATGGCTGGAATCGCTGGGCGGCCAGCAATTGAAAGAGTGGGTTGGATTCTGCGCAAATGTGGGGCATCCCCTGGTCGCTCTGTATATTGAGGGTGCCCCGCAAAGTGGGAAATCATTGCTTGCCCAAGGGCTTTCACGGCTTTGGACAGTTAACGGGCCGACCGATTTGTCCCATGCGATGGGGCATTTTAATGGGGATATTCTGCAATGCCCCCTGGCCTTGGCTGATGAAGACGTGCCTGCGGTGATTAAAAAGGAAAAATCCACGGGGGCTTTGCGGGATTTTATTCAAAAAAGAACCCGCCCCCTTTCCCGTAAATTCTTAAATAACTCCCAAATGCTGGGATGCACCCGTCTGATTTTGGCAGCAAATAATAAAGATCTGATAACGACAAACGAAAACTTGACGCAAAACGATATTGCTGCCATTGCCAGCCGCTTTTTATATGTGCATGCAGGGTTTGAATCCCGTGATTTTTTGGAAAAAATAGGTGGGGCATCTTTTATAAATAAACACTGGATTGAGGGGGATGCTATTGCAAAACACGCCCTTTATCTGCGGGAAAACATACCCCCCGCTGACGGCAGAGGCCGCTTTTACATTGAAACCGATGTTTCTGCGCTTACCCAAGCCCTGACAAGCTCAAGCGGTTTCAGGGGCGAGATTTGCAATTGGTTATTTTCTTATTTGAAAGATCCCCGCCAGATGGAATCCAAGGGGTCGATGGGGTGCGAGATATGTGTGCAAAAAGGCAATTTATATGTAGGCACAAAAACATTGATTGACTTTTGGGATGTTTATTTGAAAACTAGACCACCCCAAAAAGTGGATTATCTGGTCAAATCTTTGGGCGGCCTTGGTCGCAAAGATGAGATTTATATTGAGGGGGCGGATAAACCGAGCCGAGTTTGGCGCATTGATATCCCCACTTTGGATTTATGGGCGCAAGATGCGAATATGGGATCTGTGCTGGAGCTCTTGGGGCGTGGGGTTGTAAAAGAGTGCGAAAATGAGGACGGCGATCTGCCTTTTTAAATTTAAAATGAAAAAAGGGAAGAAAAAAGTAAAAAAGATGGTTTATATAGTTGACACGTTGTTTTATATATGTTACAATGAATCAAGGCAATAAAGCCTGAGCCGAAGAGGCAGAAAAGAGAAATGAAATGTTAGTAAGAATCAAAACACCTAAAGGCCTTTTTCAAGTAGCTGTCGATCTCCTTTCTGCTTCTGCAGAAGGGGATCTTGTACGCTATTCTTTCCGCATGTATCATGCGGCTATGGAAGGCAGTAAAGACGCCCCTTATTTTGATTATAGCATGGGTCTCTATATTCAAACCCCCGTATCCCTGCAGGATGCTCTTGTTGAGCGTCTTTCAGAATACCTTTGCTCTGAAGGTTTGGGGGATGCCGAGGCCGTGCACTTTTTTTCTTAAAATAGGCCTAAGCCGATCCATCCGTGTCGGGGTATAAAATAACGGATTCAGGCCATTGATTTGCAGGGTTGGCCGCCTGCTTTTAACAAGAACAAAAGCCGAATAGGCAGAAAAGAGAACAAAATGAGTTTAGCAAGTATTTTTGATAGCCCTGAATTCAAAGAAGCCAAATCCTCAAAGGGTGGGAATTATTGGAAGGCAGGCATCCATGAGGCCACGATTCTGAGCGTTCAGCTTAACGAGGTACGGGCAGGCACCGCATTCATCGTTGAGTGCTCTGTGACCTCCTCAAACCCCGCAGAGGGCACTGCCCCTCATAACGTGGGCGAAACGGTGGGTTGGATCACTTTGGATAATAAAGAGAAAGCCCTTTTCTTTGGGGACATAAAAGGTTTCGTGGGTGGGGTGCTCGAAGTGCCCGAGCACGAGATTGGCCGTGAAGAGATCGAATACATCACGGGCGAAGACCAGCCTTTGGTCGGAAAAGCCATCCGTGTTGAAGCGGTCATGGTGAAGACCAAAAGAGGCAACGATTTCACCAAAATCAGATTTGCCGCCCTTTAAGAAAACTTTTAACTGCCCACCTCTTTTTAGGGGTGGGCTTTTTTGGCCTAAAAATGAGAATCCCCCAAAAAAGAATCACTTTTGATACTGAAACAGCCCTGATTTCGGATGAAAACCCGATCCCGATGCTCACCTGTTTGAGCTGGTGTGTTGATGGTAAAAGCTGGGGATTGGTTGACCATGCCGAGGCTTGCTCTTTATTCATCGGCTGGCTGCTGGATGATGACGTTTATCTGGTCGGCCACAATATCGCTTTTGATGTTCAAGTGATGGTTTTTGAGATTCAGAATCGTTTTACGTTGTCTTTGCTTTGGGCAGATCGGATCTGGGGCTTGGTTTTTGCAAAATACGATAAAAACCTGATTTTAGACACCCTTTTGATTGAGAAAATAAAAGCCATCGAGACGGGCAAATTGACAAAAAGTGGCCAACAAATGTACAGAGGAGCTGCATTTAAATTCTCTTTGGCTGCCTGTTTTAAGAAACACACGGGCGAGGACTTGGAGGGCAAATCAACTGTGCGATTGGGCTACGGCAAATTGAGGGGTGTACCTCTTGATCAATGGTCTGAACTCGAACGTGCTTATGCTTTGAATGACGCCTTGGCCACTGACCACATTTACCAATTAAACTGCCCTGATGGTTATGAGAATCCCTATCTTTGGGCGGCAACCGCCCGTGGTGCTCTTGGTCTGCATATCACGTCAACAAATGGATTTGCGGTTGATGGAGATGCTTTAAAAATACTGGATGAAGAGATCACAACCCTGTATTTGAATTTACAGAAAGAGATCTTAGCCCACGGGTTTTTGAAGAAAACAAAGAAAAAAGGCCTGCCTCATTTATCCCGTGATCTGAAAAAAATAAAAGCCGCTGTTTCCCAAGCATTTGGTGGGAATCCGCCTCTAACAGACAAAGGCGGGGTGAAAACGGATGCGGAAACCCTAAAAATAGCTTCTGAAAAATCCCCTGCTTTGGCCAAAGTGTCAGAGTATGTGAGCCTTGAGAAACTCAAATCGACTTATATTGAAGCCCTGAAAAAAGGGGTTGATTTTGATATTCATGCCTATTTCAATCCCTTGGTGGGTACTTATCGCACAAGCTGTGGCCGCCCGAACCTGCAAAATATGCCCCGAAAAGAGGGAATCCGACAATGTTTTGTGCCACGGGATGGGTTTATCTTTTGCTCTTGCGATTATGACACGTTGGAGTTGCGCACTTTGGCACAGGCTTGCATTGACCTTGTGGGCTTCTCTAAAATGGGGGATGCCCAGAACGAGGGGATCGATCCCCATTTACAGATGGCCGCTCAAGTTTTGCAGATTGATTATTCTGAGGCGCTTTTGATGAAGAAAAAGGGAGATCCTAAAATTAAAGAAGCCCGCCAATTGGCCAAGGCTGCAAATTTTGGATACCCTGGGGGGGCGGGTGCTGAGTCTTTTCGTAAAATAGCGAAAAACTATGGAATTGAGATGACCAAAAACCAGGCGCAGGATTTAAAACAGACTTGGTTTAATGCGTGGCCTGAGATGAAATTGTATTTTGATCATGTTGGTGTGGTCTGCCAAAGCGGCAGCGGCTTCCCCACGATTGAACGGGTGGGGGCTACCCGTGGGGATGTGTTCTTCACTGAAGCATGCAATTTCTATTTTCAGGGGCTGGCTGCAATTGGGGCAAAAGAGGCTCTTTATCAAGTTGTGCAGGCGTGTTTGTCTGAAGAAAGCATTTTGTTTGGGTGTAAAGTTGTGAATTTTATTCATGATGAGGTCATTGTCGAGGTGCCCGAGGCGGCTAAAGAGGCGGATGCTTGCGCCCGTGAAATTAGCCGAATAATGTGTGACGAGATGCAGAAACTTGTGCCAGATGTTAAAATCGGCGCTGCCCCTGCTTTAATGCTGCGGTGGGAAAAAGGTGCTGAACCTGTTTTTAATGATGAGGGGCTCTTGATCCCTTGGGAAAGTATGTAGAGAATGGAAAATCTTAAACAACATTTTGGCAAATACGACATCATTTATATTGATCCCCCGTGGTCTTATACAAATAATAGTAAAAACTCGAATAATAAGGGGGCGGCAGATCATTATGACTTAATGACAGATGCTGATATTAAGGCCATGCCCATTAAAGACCTGTTTCAAGATCCCAAAAAAGGCGCTTGTTTTGTTTGGGCGACATGCCCGAAGCTAGACCTCGCCATTCATGCCATAGAATCATGGGGATTGCATTATCGTGGCATTGCTCAAGTTTGGGTAAAAACACGTAAGGATGGCGGAATCATAGGGGCTCAGGGTGTGCCACCAACGGCTGTGAAACCAACAACTGAGCTTCTTTTGCTTGCAACAACATGTAAACGTGGGAGGCCTTTTAAACTGCTTTCGTCTAAAATACCGCAAGTGCTTTTACATCCAAGAGGTGGTCATTCTGAGAAGCCCGCTTGTGTGAGAGATACGATTGTTGAAATTTATGGAGACAGGCCGCGGATTGAGATGTTTTGCCGCCACAATCCTGAAGGATGGGCAGCGTGGGGTAATCAGGTGGGTAAATTATGCTAAAAAAAACCTGTGCGAAACCACGTTTTATAATCGGGTTTGATCCCGCCCTGAATGATGCGGGATGGGCTTTGCTGGAGGATGGCCTATTCACAGATGGGGGGATTTTGCGGGGTAAGAAAAGCCAAAACCTTTTTGATCGGGCTTTTAGTGTGCCGCCTCCCCCCCTCCCCCAAGGCACATATGTGTTTTCAAAGGAGACGGGGCAGATGCCGATTGGTCTTTTCGTGGGCGAGGTGATGGCCATTTACCGCCAAGGCAAAGGCGATCCAAACAAATTGATCCCGCTGATCGGGGTGACGTTCCAAATTGCCGCCAAGATCAATGCTGACCTCAATTACTTCCCCACGCCCCGAGAATGGAAGGGAAACGTGCCGAAAGAGATCCATAACGATCGGGTTTTGTCCAAATTGTCGAGTAAAGAGCGTTTTTCTTTGTCCCAATTGGGCGTACCAAGGGGGAAATTACACAATGTGATCGATGCCGTTGGCTTGGCAAAGTGGGGCTGGGAGCGGTTTTAAAATTAAATTGAAAAAAAGTGAAAAAAGCGACTTATATAGTTGACAGGGTGTTTCATATATGTTACAATGATTAAAGAGGTAATAACGCCCCCGCCGAAGAGGCAGATTGGAGATCATTATGACCAACATCAACATCACAAGATCCGATTTCGACTTTGCTTATATGGGCGAAGTCGAGTCTGATGAGATCGCACTGGCAAAGATACGGCCAGATCCTCGAAGTGATGAGATTGGCTATTGGGTCGATCTCCTCACTTCAGGGGATCGAAAGGCCCACAACCTCAAAGGCCATAAAAAGGCCTTTGTCCGCAAGATCTTCTGGTGTCTTATATCTCGCCTTGGGGCTTATCAAGAGGCAGGGTTTCTTGACAATGAGGGCATCGATGATGCCATCGCTTACCTTGCTGACGCCTTCGGCATTTATTGCCAAGGCACAAAAGGCTCTATTTCAAGAGTCAAAGCTAAGGCAAAAGCTAAATCATAAACCACTTTCGCCCTGAGCATGGCCGTAAACTGCTTGTTTTTTAACCGCCCACAGAGGGCACACTTGAAGGGATATATATTATGAGAAAATTAAGTAAATTCGCAAGAAAAGCAGTCATTAAAGATATCAAAGAGGCCAGGTCTAAAGAGATTAAGGCTGAAAAGGTGGGCTGTGTGTTTTCTGACTACAGAAGAACCCCCTACATGGGATATCGATACAACAATTGGAGAACTGGATCGAAGCAATCGAAATCCAAGCAGGATGGGCAATGGCCGCAAAGGTTCACGAATTGCCAACGCCTACCTATTTCAGTGAGGAATTTGTTAAATCTCGCTCAAGTGGTTTTATTGATGGCCAAGCTGAATACCTCCTGAAAACCCTAAAAACCGCAATTGAAGTAAATTACCCCGAAAAGAAAGTGAGCTAAAATGCTTAAAAACAACCCCAGAGAAACCCACGCTAAAGATCTGGAAAACGCCCAGATCTTGGTTAAAGATTCTGGGGATTACCTGGAGGCCATCAAAGAGATGGTCATTGAGAGTGATCCCGAGTACGACTTTGCTTCACAGGTTTTACGTGAAGTGAAAACCAAGACCAAAGAAACCAAGGCCATGAAGGATTCGGCCACCAAACCACTGAAACAAGTGGCCAAAACCATTGACGGGTGGTTTAAGCCTGCCCTTGATGCGATGAAGGAAGCGGAGGCGGTGATAAAGCGGGGCATGTCGGATTACTTGGTTTTGAAAGAACGAAATCGAGTAAAAGCCATGCAAGAGGCTCAAGCTTTGATCGAAGCTGCCAAGAAAACCCCTGCCCCTGAAGCCAAGGAAGCCGCAAAAGAGGCCGCCCGTGATTTGATCGTGGGCTCCCAATCGGATGCCGCATCTGAAGGCATTTCACAAATCGAGGTTTGGGGTTTTGAGATTATGGATGCTTCCCTTTTGCCTCGTGAATACCTGATGCCCAATGAGGCGGCCATCAAGGCGATGGTGAAGCTGCAGAAGCAGGATACCCAAATTGCAGGGGTAAAAGTGGTGAAATCCTTTCAAATCAGAGCGAGGACAAGATGACAAACAGGATGACAAGATTGGAAAAATTAATCAGGGATCGGCTGGGGGTGCTGGATATGACGGTGCACGCCTTTTGCATAAAGGCCGAGATCCCCCGCACCACCCTTTATCGTGTTTTTAAAGCTGAGGGGCGGTATTCTATGCACACCCTTCAGCGTATTGCCAAGGCTTTGGGGTGCAAGATTGTGGTGCTTCTGGAGGCTGAGAAGGGCGGTTGTGATGGCTGAAACGATGTGTTTCTGGTTCAAAGATGGCCGCAAGGTTTTCAAACGTGGCCGCAATTACTTTTTATACGATCCAAGCCTCAAAGAGGCGCAATACCGAGGTGTTTCTTTGGGCGAGATGGCCAAATTGGAACGTGAGGTTCAAGATGAAATGGTTGAGGATTTAAAGAAAGGTGTGAGGGTGCGGAAATGAAGGTAGTTGAGACTGGCGAGAGGGTCGATTTAAGTCTTTTCCACAGGCTTCACAAGTACCACCTCTTGAAAAAGCTTGCGCCTGATGTAATGGCAAGATCTGAATTTCACGTAAAAAACGGAGGCAGGTTGAGGGCAAACAATTACAGAAACACAAGGATTTATCTGTTTCAAGAGCTTATGGACGCTTTAATGCACTGCCATAAATTAGAAATGGAGGGCCTTGCTGATGCGGATGACGAGTGCGTGTTTGAATCACTGTGCCAAATTGCGCTTTGTGTAAAGAATAAATTAGAAGGAGATAAAGGGTGAACAATGAAAAATTGATCGAGCTGACGGATCTCGATCGGCTGCTGGAGATCGCCACGATTAATCAACCACGCCCGACCAAAAATAACGCCCCTCCAGTTGATGAACGGCTGATTAGGACTCTCAAGGATAATCAATTGGATGAGCTGGCCTTGATGGTGAAGGCGAGGTCGGATTTGGGGCTTGATCGTTATGGGGATCGCTTGAGGCCATTCAATGGGAGGGATGCCTTGGTTGATTTAATGCAAGAATTGCTTGATGCAATGTTTTATATAACACAAAAAGAGATGGAATTTAAGGCAGAGGCTGGGGGCGATGGTGAGGATGACCAGTGCGCTTTTAGCCATATTTTACCCGTGTTGATGCGAATGTGTGAAGATTTAAGAAAGGCTATGAAATGACAAAAAAAGAAGAAATAGAAGCGTTTATGGGGTGTCTCGGTGATCTACAAAAGGCGGCAGATGCTTTGGAAAAAACACCGATTTTAGAGGGCGACACGTTGGCCTTAATTGATAACCAAATTAACTCAATTAGACGATCTCTTGATAATATAAGAATAATAAATAACGATCTAAAGGCATTCATGGAGTTGTTTAAATGAAAACAAAAAATGATATTGAAAACAAGGTAAATGAGTTATTAAAACAATATGTTCAGCTTGATGATTTTCAGGAGATGTGTGGTAAAACAATAGATTTTGTTGACCTAAAATATCTTGATGACGAAATGAAAATAGTGTTTTCTGATAACAGTTATTTAGTGCTGAAGGCAGTAGGGTACGATTGTGGCGGTGAGCTTATTGTTTCTGATGATAATATCGATGCAGATGACCTTGAGAAATTTGGTTTAATCTCTAGGGAAGAAAGAAACATATACTGTAGAACCATGAGCGAAAGAAAATCGAAAGAACGCAGAGAGCGTTATGAAAAAGGTCGCATTGAAAACATAAAAGCAACACTGATGATAGCAAAAAAAGAAGGCATAACCCTTGATGAAGGTGAGTAAATAATGAGTAAAACAAACATGATGAGGTACTTTTTAGAGGATTACAGTAAGAAAGAGAAGGCGGATTCTTTGTCATATTTGATTGCTTATTTACAAGATGAGGAAAATCGTTTTACTGGGTTGGAAGGTCATCTTGTTAGAAATCTAATCCCTCTTATTTCATCCGAAATCAAAAAAATGTTTAAAATCCCCAAAAAACCGAAAACACTTTTTGAGTGGCTGATGTGTGCTGTAAGTAAAGATGAAGATCGAGAAAACATAACATTTGCCCGCCAGTTTGATGAATATGCTGTGGCAACTGACGGGTCATGTTTGCACCAAGTTTATGGTGTTCTGCCTGAGTTTAAGGGTAAGAATGCTTTTAAAAGAGGTGTGCCGTTAGATGTTGATTTATCTTATCCTGACGTTGAGAGCAGATTTTTATTGATGGGTGATGGTGTTGATTTTTCGACACTGAGCTTCAAGACACTTATTAAGCACGTTGATATCCCTTTAATGTCAGTGACCATTCAAGATAATCTGTTGACTTTTGATCCAAAAAAGATCATGCCCACCATTAACTTTTTAGAAAGCCAAGGTTGTCCATGTGTTGTGTCTATTGGCAAAAGCGGAACGTATCCACCGCTGGTTTTCAGCTTTCATGTTGATGGAATTGAGTGTAAATCTGTGGTCATGCAAAAGACCGCTTAGGAGAATAAATAATGAGTAAAATTAAACTAATAAGAAAACCAAAAGTCTGCTTGATTGCAGCAACCAATTTGCTACCACACGGCATTGACGAGATGGCCAAGATGGTGATGGAAAGACGGCCTGAATGTGGGATCGAAAATACGGGTTTTGACGATGAAAGGCTTGAGCTTGACATTGAAAAGTGTGATTTATTTAAGCATGATGGTTTTGATGAGGGTCGATGGCTTACAGATGCAGAGCTCTTGGTCGAGCTGGCAGGCAAAAAGTGTTACGATTCATTCAATAAAAAATCTAGCACTAAAAGCAACAAAGAATACATCGAAAACACCCAGAAGGGCGAATTCCCGCACGCAAGCATTATGTACCACCCAACCTTCACATTCTACATTGAAGGCGTGTCAAGGCGTGTCTCACACGAGTTTATCAGGCATTATGTAGGCTGTTCGGGCAGTGAGCAAGGAAGCCCAAGCCAAGAATCGACACGGTATACTTTGCACACGGGTGAAATGGTTATTCCTCCTCGATATTTGGGCAATCAGAGATTTGAAGATGCGTTTGAGGTAGCGATGTGGCAATCGTACAATGATTATGAAAACATAATAGACTATGAGGAATTCTTGTTCGAGGAAATAAATGAAAAACCACCCAAGGGCATGGATCGCAAACGCATTTATGAGGCCGCTGCAGGTCTGTTGCCGATGCAAGCTGCAACATCATGGGTGTGGTCATGTAACCCTGTATCGTTGGCCAAAATGATTGGTGAAAGAACACATAAAAGTGCCGACCTTGAATTCAAAAGACTTGCTGAACTGATGCGTGATATTGCGGTGGACTATGCACCAAATTTATTTAAAGAAGGGTTATAGGTAATGAATAGAGATCTTCTTCTAGTAGAACCTGTATACAAGCTCCCTCCTGTTTTTCCTTGTACGCTAGAGGAAAGAAAGGGCGCTAAAGATGAATATCATTCTATTGTTGTAAAGAAAATGAAATTCACAAAAAGAGATGAAGTAATATCTATGCCATTCAATATTGGAGACAGAATCATATTAAATATGAGAGATGTGTATGAGCGTTTAGATTATTATATATCAGCGGAGGGCGTAAGATTCTTCTACGGCATCGAAGAAGGCTCAACTATTTACGTCTTTAGAAAGTGTTTGGCAATTATAAATGGTTGTGAGTTATGTTCCCAGGTTTAAGCTTGATTGATGTGGAAGGAGTTACGAGGTTTTCTGATCTATTTCTTGCCCCATTGTCCAAAAGAAAATAGGGCAAGAAATAGAGGCTGGGTCTTACATAAAACTAGATCTTTCTATAGAGCAATGTGACTGTGTTATTTTGAATGGCAGAACTATGTATATTAATGATGAATACTTTTTGGAAGATGGTCAGATAAAATTTGCTTGTGGTGTTGGTTCAAATTCATATTTAAATGTTTTCAGAAAGAAAAAATAAGGATAAAAAATGAACGGATTTGAAGAATTAAAAAAAGAACGTGCTGATTTGTTTGAGAAGTTTGCCGATCTTGTTGGGATGTCGAGTGACGACATAGATCCACATTTTAATGATGATTATATAGAATGGGATATTATCAAAATGAAAAGTGATATTGAAGCCATTGAGAAACTGCCTGTTGAAAAACGTATGCTGATTATAAACATTGATCACAACGATGATTACACATTTAAAGAATTTAGATTTATGGAAAAACAGTTGACTGAGGGTTGAAAATGCCCTAATCTACCCAACCCCCCGCAAAGCACAAAAACACTAAAAAGAAAGACGTAAAATGCCTCAAAAACAAAAGAGAGCCCTAAGCCAATTAATCCAATTTGACCGTTATTCAAATTGGAATGCCTCAAAAAATAGGCGGGAAGATCATGGGGAGCATGTAGATCGCCAATTTGATATGCACTTGGCTAAGTATCTGAATAAAGGGCGCTTTATGTCTTATCACAAAAGAAAAGATTTTGCGAGAGATCCTGATTTTGTTGAACGTATGTTGGAAAAGAGCCGAAAGGCCACTAAAGAATACAAAATACTTGGTTCACAACGTGCCGCCCAATTTGGGGGTGTCCCCGTTTTAAGAAAGAACACCCGTATCTATAACTGTGCCTTTTCTTTCAGCGACCGCCTGCGCTTCTTCCAAGAAGCCTTGTGGATCGCTCTTTGTGGCACGGGCACGGGCTTCTCTATTATGCCCCATCAGATTGTGAAATACCCCTCAATACAAGCCCCTGTAACGGGTTTGGCGCATGGTGATCGTGTCTTTCGTATTCCTGATACGATTGAGGGGTGGGGAGACGCATTGGGGATGTTGATCGGCTCTTATATGCTGCCCAACCAAGAATACGTCTCGTTTGATTATTCTTTAATCAGACCTGAGGGCGCACCGCTTTCGCACGGGATGGGTAAAGCGCCGGGCCCTGAAAAACTAAAAGAGGTTTTAGAGCGAATTAGGTCAAAACTGGATGGGGTTTTACAGAGTGATTTTGCTGAATATACCAATTCTTTTGATCTGCGCTTCAAAAAGCTGCGTAAATTACGCCCTTTTGATGCGCTTGAGATCTCTATGATGTCGATGGATGCGGTGGTTGCGGGGGGCACGAGGCGCACGGCCTCGATTTGTGTTTTTGATCCCGATGACCACACCACCCGTGATTGTAAATTAAGCCCCGATTGGTTTGAAAAAAAACCTTGGCTTTCTAACTCAAACAATTCTGCGCTTTTGGTGCGGGGGGGTACTGATGAGGAGGTGTTCAAAGAGCTGATCGAGCAATCCAAAAAATCATTTGGTGATCCCGGCATCTACTGGGCGAATTTCAAGGATACGGGGCCGAACCCGTGTTGTGAAATCGGCTTTTACCCTGTGTCCCCTTCTAACGGCAAAACGGGGTGGGGTTTCTGCAACCTGAGCACAATTAATGTGGCCGCTTGTGAAACACAAAAAGATTTGATTGATGCTGCCAAGATGGCCGCTGTTGTGGGCACTTTGCAGGCTGGTTACACTGATTTTGGGTATTTGGGTGAGGAAACAGAGGAGATCGCCCGTCATGAAGCCCTCATTGGGGTTTCTATGACAGGAATCATGGAGAAGCCGCATCTTGTTTACGATAAAATAACAATGATGAGGGCGGCCAATGCCGTAGTCTTCACAAATCAGCAAATGGCAAAAGCATTGGGCATAAATAAAGCCGCCAGGGCAACTTGTGTAAAACCAGAGGGCACGGGGTCACTTGTCCTGGGCACAAGCTCTTGTGGTATCCACCCGCCCCACGCTAAACGATATTTAAAGAGGGTGAAAATGGGCGTCTCAGACGCTGCTTTCAAACATTATGAAAAACACAACCCCGAATGTGTGGAATACGATCTTTACAGTAAAAAAGACGGTTACATTTGTTTTGCCATTGAAGAATCAGAAACGGCTATAATCAGGGGTAAAGACACGGCTTTGCAGCAACTAGATCGGGTCAAATTCTTAAAAAAATACTGGGTTGACAAGGGTCATTGCCCCGAAAGATGCCTCGATCCACGGGTTGAAAATAATGTGTCAAACACAATCAGTGTGGAAGAAGAAGAATGGCCAGCTTTAACTGATGAGATGTTCAAATCGCAAGACCTTCTGGCGGGTGTCTCGTTTTCAAGCCCTTACCTCGATATCAGCTATCACAACACCCCAAATGTAGCGGTTCGAGATGTTGAAGTACCCCCTGATTTCTTCATCGGGCAAGCACCTTGGCCTTGGGCAAAAGACAAAAGCACACAAAAAGAATCCGAAAAACTGGCCTACATTGCTGCAAAGTGGGAGGCCTGCCGAAAGTCAAAACCGATCGACTTTAAGGATATTAATGACGATTCTAAAGAAGGAATCAAAATAACCGAAACCGTGGCCTGTGGCGGCGGCGCTTGTGAGGTGGTGTGATGCAGCGAAAAATAAAAGTGATCACGGGGCCGATGTTTTCGGGGAAAACCACCGAGCTTATGCGATTATTCAGAGCGGATAAATCGAAAAAGATTTTGATAAAACATTCTCTTGATGATGCCCGTGGTGGGCTTGGTCAAGTGAAGACGCATGATGGTAAAACAATGCAGGGGTGTGTTTCGACAAGCTCCCTCAAGAATATGGCTGACAAGATTGGCACAATGGATTCTTTTTATATCGATGAAGTCCAGTTTTTTGATACAATTGAGATGCAGTATTTTAGGGGTAAATGTGTCCAGCAAGGCAGGTCTCTGATTGTTGCGGGGTTGTTGAGAGATCGGAACAATGGCAAATTCCCCACAATGAAACATTTATTGCTTGAAGCATCTGAGGCTGTGTTTTTGAAGGCCGATTGTGCTTGCGGGAATGAGGCCACCGAGACCAAATTAACCACCCCTGTGGATGTGTGTGGGAATCTTGTGGGCGGGTCTGAGAAGTATTCCCCCGTCTGTTTTGGGTGTTTTCATAAATAGAAAACCCCTCTTTTGGAGGGGTGTGTTTTGGCGCACGTCTGCGCCTAAAAATCAAGCTCTGAGATTGTATGGGTGGGAGTAACCCCGTGGTTTGAGCGTTGGCAGGGCTTGAGACCAAGAGGCTTTAGGGGTGTTGTTGGTTACTCTATAGCACAAAAACCTGTGTTTTGGAAGGCTTTTAACGGGAATAAATGACCAGGGCACTGCTTTGGTTTCGATCTCACTTCATCGTGTCCAAAAACATCGATTGGGCCGTATTTGTCAAAAAGATCTTGCATTAAAAGTAAGCCTGCTTCGACTTGTTCATCTGTGGGTTTTTCTTTGCGAAAATCCCCGATGAACCCGATGCCGATTGAATGGTCGTTTTCTTTACCCGCATGCGCCCCCTTTGCTGCAATTGGCAGTGTTTGGCACACCTCGCCATCTTGAGAGATCAGAAAGTGGTACGGGCAAAAGGCACGATCTTTGAATTCTTGTGGCACTTTCCCCATTGCCCGCCATTTTCTTATGTGACTCTCGATCTTCTTTGAGGGCAAAAGAACGGGGGCAATACCCCATGGGTCTGTCAAAAAGAATTCTGCAACGTGGTGTGGGTCTGTGCGGCCATAAGGAAAAATCCGATGCAGAATGATGCTTTCGGTGCTTTTTCTTTCTGGCCGATCGACTTGGGAATACTGTGTCAAATCTTGGTATTCATAATCATGAAAATCACGATCCATCATTTCTCAATGCCTCTTTTCATGAAGAAACCACGTAAGCGAGAAATTAATTTGTTTTCTGATTTTTTCGTGAGTTTCTTCTTGACACGATGTGTCTTTACCAATTCCACACCTTTTTCAATGCCAGCTTGCAAATCCTTGATTTCACCCTTTTGTTGCATATGAGCCAATTCATCTTTGACTGCCTCGAAAGCCTCAATCGTTTTGTCCAATTCAAATTTCTTGGCGCTACGCATGTGAAAGAGAGCCCCTAAAACAATCCCGATTATAGAAAAGATGCTGCTGAGGGCAGGTGCTAAGTCTTGAAAAGTCTTGATTAAGTCAAACATATTATTTCCTTTTTCTTGCTAAAAACTGGTGTTCTAATTCTCTAAGCCTGTGCTCAAAATCGGCATGTGTTTTATTTTCTTCTTGGAGATGGTTTTTCACATCCTCGGTTAAACGGTCGATAATTAACCCGCTTTTGTCATTGTTTCTCTGAATCACACGTAAGGTCTTCTCAATTGATGCGAGTCTCACCTCTATCTTATCAAAACCGCTTTTATCGCTTGACATGTAAGAACCCAATGGTCCTGCTGTTCCTGCCCCGAAAAGAAGCCCTAAAATCAAGGGTAGATGCTTTAGATTCACGGTTAAAAGTCCTGTTTCGGGGGCTGGTTGGTTTGCGGGGGCGGGTGCATAAATGCCACTGTGGCTTGTGTCTTGGTATCGGGTTGGTTCACTCATCGTACTGTGTCCTTTTTCAATTCAAAAGAACCGCTGAGGCCTTCGGGGGAATCCCGATCCCCTTCATATAGTGAGAAGGCCGCCCCTGCTTCGGTTGTCCAAGCTGAAAAGCCTGCGGTTGTGATTGTGTTGGCCGTGGCGTCTATGGCCGTTATAAGCGCCCTTTGAGTGTTTGTCCCCGCTGGTACCAAGATTTGTCCCCGTCTGATTTTTGTAAAATCCCCGCCTGTGATGGTGATGGTGTCTGACCCCGCTGTAAAATCTAGAGCCCCCGCTGTGGTGGCCAAAACGCCCTGCCTTGTGACCTCTGTATCCCAAACATAACGCCCTGCCTCTGCGTCCAATGTGTCGTCAATCCTCAGTTTTATAACCGCTTTGCCGTTCACGGCGTCTGTGATTTGGATTTCTCCCGCATCGTATGAATGTTTTATGAAAATTTCTTTGTCTGTTTTTGCGTGCCTGACTGACATTCTGAGTATTGCGTTTGTCAAATCAATAACGGTGCTGGAATCCGCCTTTTTACCCGTTGGGATTACTAAACCATAGGGGTTGTCGATGGAAATTGTGGTATTTATAAGAACACCAAGTATTCTGAAGAAATGCTGGGGGTCATTGGGTATCCGAACCCAATCACCGACTGAAATACCACTTGTATTTGTGGCAGAAAGAACGGTCGAGCCATCCCAAAACCAATCGCCTGGCTGCCTTTTGGGGGCGTTTAAGACTGTGATTTCTAGGTTTCGGGAATCACCCCTTTTTAAAGAAATATCTGACACAATATCACCACCAAAATAGAGTAAGCCACGCAAAGGGGGATTAGAGGCAAGATTGCCGAAAGAAGGGGTTGAAACATTTAAATCACCAAAAAAAGGGGTTTGGTTTACTATATCACCAAAAAGTGGGATTTGTGATAAAAAAACACCTTCCAATGTTGTTTTTTGGTTGACATTGCCTGTGGCTTGTCCCTGCACGTTTAAAACCGTGGTGGATGCCCCGAATGGGTCACATAACCATCCGCCTGTGAAAAGGGCTGTTACACTCATGCTGTGCGCCTTCTGAGCAACGATTGCCATTTATCTGCGCTGAGATGGCTTGCAGCAATTGTAAAAGTCATGATTTCACCTTCCCCCGTTGCGCCTGCTGTGCTGGCCGCTGCCGTGGCTTCTGTAGCAAAAACCCTGCGTCTGAATGCTGTGGGGCGGTTGTTGGCGTCAAATGTGATGGTGTCATCTCTGACGTGCCCGCCTGCTTGTGCAAATGCGCTTAGGATGGCCTCCCCAACCGATCCCACATTGGTATGTGTCGTCAAATCAATGTCAAGTAAGCGGGCGGGGTTTTCGCTTGTGATGCTTTCGACGGCGATTAAGTGATCTGGCGATCTAGCGGTGTGGTTCACATCTGTGTAAACCAAATACTTTACAGTGAAATAACCCGTTGTTAAAGTTGCGGTGGTGTGGTATAAACCGCCCCCGCCATCGGTCATTGGTATTGCTGAACCCACCAATGTGCCGTTGGCATCATAGATATAGGCCAAGGGATAAAATCCAGAAGCCTCGTTAGCCAACGCCAATTGTAAGAGGATGGTATCACCCGCAAAAGTGTGCATTTCTTACCACCAAAAGTGCGTTGTTTAAGAAACCAAGACCCTGCGCATCCCCTTTAAATTTGAAATTTAAATCCACATCTGAAGGCAAAGCCATGTCAAAATGTGCTTTTGAGCTTTTTGTATTAATCGTAAAAAGCAAATGGCCGCCATCGAAAACTCCGAGTGTAAAAATCCCGTAAAAAGCGGGTAAATTGAAAGTGCATTCTGCGTGTATAAAATCACCTTTTTCAAAATCTGAACGATCAAAAGAGGCAAAATTAAACCAAGTATTATCGACTTGTTTCATCTTTTCTACTTGGTATTTCTCGCCTGAGAAACTGATCTTTGGCGCAAAACCATCCCCGTCATGTGCGTAAATAATGCCCTGATCTAGAAGAGGCATATCCCCCACAAAGTTTAACAAAACAGATTCATGTGGCCTACGTCTCACAATACCCCGTAACTTCTGCATGGCACTGGTCATCAATAGAGATCCCCAAAGCTCAGAAGGTGATAAACTGGTGTTTATCTCGATTATCACGGTGTTTTTCCCGTTATCAATTTCGCCAAGTCTTCCATCGAAAGGTCAACAAAAACCTTTTTCATTGGCGTGTTTGTTACGTCAACACCGTTGGCAAAAATACGATGGTTTTTGTCTTTTTGAGGATCTTTGTAATTGGGATCTCTTCGACTTGTTGTTGAGTTTTTTCGTTTTTTAAAAGACACTTTTACTCCCTCACTAAAATTGCAAGTCCGCATTGCACATTGTTTGCCACGCTTGCGTTAACATATTTCAATCGAACGTAAAGACCTGCTTTGATATCCTGCTCTGTTCCCATTGCGATGCTATACGTATATTCTGCGAACGGAGGCACGCTGATGGCATCCACTGGTTTAGAAAGCGACAAATACCCTGTGCCCTGCGTTATTCCATATGTTGAAAACAAACCAAGAATATCATCCCTATCAATCACCTCAAAATCCACGGTATCGCCAAAGCTTGCATTGGAACACCAAAAATCGCCACCCCTGATTTTCAATTCTTTTGTGATTTTGAAATCAAGAATACCTGTGGTGTTTGGCAAGATTTGCATGTGCCCACTACCGATAATTCTGCTCGATAAATCAGAATACTTCTCATCCCGAATTGTAATTGCCTGTGTGCCATTTGGAAGCACATTGGCGGGCGGCGGGTTGGCCTTGGTTTGGAATGTTGAAGTATAATCCGTGTAATCTGATGATGCCGATGCCGATTGTCCCTTGGCACTGCTTGAAGGCATGAATAACAGCGTTCTATACCCTGCCCCTGAAATCGTACATCTCAGCTTTACAACGCCGTGTTTGATATCTATTTTTTCTTCAAATATAACGCCTGAAACCAAGTACACTCGAAACTGTGCCCAATCCAAGAAAATATCATCTAATTTATTTGCCATTATTCACTCCATCCGCCAAGGCCTGCACGCCCTGTGTCACCTGCGTTTGTGGCCTGCCCATAAATCTCTACCTTTGATAACTGAGGCACGACAAGAGGGAAGTCAGGGCTTATACCGCCCTCACCCTTACCACTTGCAAAAAACCGTTTCTTGTGCTCGACAAAAGTGCCTGCCATGTCACCACTCTTATTTTCGTGAAGTTCGACAAAGCAAAAGATGTTTTTGTTGTCTGTTGCAATATCTGCCTTCACGATAAACATTTCCTCATTTGCCCCTGTATAAAAAATCAATTTTCTAACATGGGAATTAAATGGTAGAATCTGAGCAATAATGTTTCCTGTGCCATTTGGCGCATCATAAATTGAAATCGTGCCCTGATTTATTCTAAGATCTCCCGCCATTGTGACCACACACGATTGTAACCGAAAGGCGTCAAGAGCGACCATGTTTACAGGGGTAAACCCTGCTAACGAGACCGATTCTGTGCTGTGAACCCCTGCTTGCGTGTAATACTCGAATGTTACTTGTTGCGCCCCTAAGCCTGCTGCATTTGTGTCATCGAATGAGTCTGATGCAACCGACCATTGGCCTGCGATGGCTGTTTCAAGCCATGCCCCTTCAACCATCAAAATATCAACATCTTGAGCACCGAAAAACACTTCAACCGCATTTTCATGCCAATGGTGATTGGCTACCCCGCCTTTTATGATGTTGAAAACATATGAAAGCTGTTCAACAGTTAAGCGGCCATTTGCCCTTGCTTTGATTTTTGCGACAAGATTATTATCATCAATACCACCGATTGTTACCACTGACCCCGATGTTGCTGCCCCGATAATCTCTTTATCACCTGAACCGATTGATTGATTTAATACGTTTACATCGAGGCCTAATTTACCGCTGTTCAGCGTTGCTGTGATTGCTGCATCAACCGCATCGACAAGCGTGCTCGTCTGTGTGCCTGCCACGGCTGTCTGTTGCACCACGTTTACATCAAGGGCTTGAGATGCCCCGATTGTCGTGCCTGTAACGGTTGTGCCGTTCTGATTTTGAATCTTCATTTAATCATCCCGATTCTTTCTCTTGCTATTTCAAAATACTTATCATCCATTTCAATGCCAATAAAGCTTCTTTTTAAATTCTTACAAGCAACCCCTGTTGAACCGCTTCCCATTGTAAAATCTAAAACGGTTTCATTTTCCAATGTATATGTTTTAATAAGATATTCTAACAATGCCACTGGTTTTTGGGTTGGATGTAGTTTTCCTTTGTCTTTTTTAAATTCTAAAATATTCTTTGGATACCCAGTATACTTTTGAGCATATTCCTTAACTCTAATACCACCACCCCAGATGTTTGAATTATTAGCACCCTGTCTTGTTTTAATGTTTACCTCTTTAATCCCTTGTGGGTAATATATTTTTGATTCAAATACTAAGATGTTCTCAGTGATCCTAAGTGGCTGTTTTTTTGCTTGCATTGGGTTTGAGTGGTTTGGTTTTTGCCAAATCCAATCATATTTATACTGTTTTATATTGCTCATCCTTAAAGCACTCGCAAAAGGTTCTGAACCAAACAAAACAATTGCTCCGTTTGGTTTTATAATTCGCTTCAGTTGTTCCCACATTGGTTCAAATGGAATTACTGAATCCCATTTGCAAGCCGTTGTGCCGTAAGGCGGATCTGTTAAAATCATGTCAACCGAGCCATCGGGGACATCTTTCATAACTTCAATACAATCACCTTTTATTAAATCAATCATTTTATCATCTCCAAAGGTATTCAAATTCTAAAGTAAAGTCTTCTGAATCGTGAATAAAATCGTCCCCTTTAATAAAAACGTCCACATCAACGCCTGTGACATCAACTGTAAAGCTCACAATTTCCCATCTTGATGGGGTATTAGCACCGTTGTCCACGTCAATCACGGGTGAAAACACTATGTTTTGGGCATGTGCTCCGAGCTCTAGCCGAATCTTGTGCTCATCATCGCCAAGCGTGTTAAATGAAGCGATGCCCCAATTTACGTTTGCCCCACCACCCACACCCGAGCGAGGATCGAAAATGCCAAGGGCATCTTGCATTCTAAACTGTGAGCCATCATAAGAAATAGAACCCTGACCGCCAATTGGGGATTGGTTTGGGCGGGCGATCCACTCTTCTTCAGTTAATGGGCCTGGCCTTCGATTAGCTCTTGCCATTTGATCCTCTGCTTCTTTTCTTCTTGCCCCGCTTGTCGGGCTTGGCCCCTGTCTCTTTCTTGGCGTCATTTGTTGATTTTAAATTTGCAAAAAGGCTTTCCATGTGGGTGGCCGTTTCGTTGTATGCTTCGGCTTTGGCTTGGTTTCTGACGGCCAAAATCTCTTGGGTTTTCACGCTATTTTCACATAAACGGATGCATCGGGTTAATGTTTTCTTGGCATATTCCACCTGCTTATCTGTGACAACGCCTTCTTCCAATTCTTTTTCAATTGCTTCATTTACGCTAAAGAGGCCATCCATGTGTTTATTTAACGCTAATGCGCCCCCGTGGTTTAAATGGGCGGCCTTTTGTAATTCTTTAAAAAGGGTGTCAGATCTCTTCCCGATATCAGCCACCAACTGCGGCTTTTCGTCATCGGTGTGTTTGACAAGGTATTCCACCCGTTCTTGTAAAATTTTTATTTCTTCTTCTAAGTCTTTTTTTGTTTTTTGTGTCATTCTAGCTCCCAAAGGTGTGTAAATTAAAAGAGACCGCCCACCTCCAGGCGGCCTCTAAGCAAAGGCTATTTCTAGCCGTTGACAAACATATCCATATAAACAGGCTCGCCTGCTTCATGTTCAAGATCAAAAGAGCAAATGAAATCACCCGTGGCTTGGTTGGTGCCTGGTGCTACTTCTGCATTGCCTGTTAGTGTTGCGCCACCCAATCGCAAAGTATCATCAACATATAATTCAACATTGTTGACAAAACTAACCGCACTATAGTCTCCCAATTGGGCGCTGATGTTCGGTGTGCCGCCTGCCCCTGTGATGTTTGTTCCCGCTGTGATTAGGGAAAGGGTCACTGCGGAATAACGGGTACGGGCGCTTGAGTTTTTGGCTACCGTGAGCATAGAAGCCAGCGAGGTTTCCCCGCCAAATGTGGTTTCTAAGGCGCTCCATTCAGCGGCGGATGCTGTTAACTGAATGCCAGCACTTGCCCATGTAGAAGCCCCTCTATTGCCATCATTCAACCGTAAGCCTGCGCCTGCGCCCAATTCCATTGCGCCCACGCTTGAAATGGTGCCTGCTACTGTTTTGCCCAAGTCTAAGGCGTTTGCCCCTGCTGAACCCACCAACATACCGCTGGCAAAATCAATGGTTGTGGAATTCACGTCCAAAGAGGTGGACAAAACTTGGAATAAATCACCGCTGGCGACCAAGGCATCATTGCCCACATTGGGGGCTACTTTGAGAATCGAGTTTAGCCCCGTGCTGTCGAACAATTCCCAAACTTTTGCATCGGCTACATTGATGTTGATGTTGTTTGCTTGAACCACATCGCCCACTTGATTGGCGTATGCTGTGCCCAAATCAACAGTAGGGATGGCCAACACGTCAACAAAAGAAGCTGCATAATAAGCATCTTCGGGCAAATCTTTTTCAAGAACCCGCTGTCGATACGAATAATTGATTGTCTTGCCATTTAAGTCTGATGCTTGCGCTGCAACTAAGCCATCGCCTGTTGCGTTTACTTCAACAAATTGAAGCTCAAGCGATAAATCAACAATGGTAGCACCATCAACTTCCGTTGTAACCATCAAACCCATAATCTCATTACCAAGAGTGGCTGAGATTAAAGAGTTTCGTGTGGCGGCGTCAATGATTTTTACTAAGTTTTTAGGTTGTAAAACATTGATACCTGCGACTGTGTTTACTGTGTTTGTGCCAAAAACTGCGGTTGCTGCAACGACACCAACTGTGTTTGATGCGTCTAATGCGACAACGCCAGTGGGGTACTGAACCTGCCCACCGATAAATCCGATTTGATGCGTGTTTGCGTTGCCAAGTAAAATATCACCCAGAAAGTCAGCGTTATAGATTCTAGTTTTGGTTTGGCTTGTGGCTACCGTTGTGCCAATCGTTTTTAAATCGCCTTGGCTGCCTGCGTCAAACCAATTTAATTCCCCCGACATTTCCTTGATTTTCGAGATGATGCTGTCCATATCATCGTTCAAAGTGACGTTGGCCGTCTCTAAAGTTGCGCCCATTACTTTTGCATCGTTGTAAATGCGTGCGTTTCTAATACCCGATTGTGGTGATCTATTTCTTGCCATTTTGCTGTAACTCCTTGATTTTATCTATATTTTGATGAAATCTATGTGAAAAGTAACCCCTGCTTCTGGTGCGAAAGTAAGGGCGATTGTGTCAAATCCAGTTCCAGCTCCTGCCGATTCTAACACGGAAAAATCTAAAGGGGAAATTCTTTGTAGGCCAATGTGAATTTTTGGGGTGAACCCGCTGGATAGATCAAAAAAGTCCCCAAATGTGAAATTGGTGCGCACGTCATCGGGTGTTTCTAGGGGGGTTCTATCCGTCACCCATTTTGATGCCGGTATGCTTTTTATGTGTGCTACGGCTGCCATTATTTAACCGCCCTACCTGTGAACCAGAAGCCCGTGGTGCTGGGTGCGAGGCTGCAAGCCCCCGTGGCGTAAATGCTCGTATCTACGACCTGCCCTCTTGTCAGATAAAGGGCATCCACGCTGATGCCTGCGCTCATTCCTGTGCCCACGCTTGCCCGCCATGTTCCTGTGTGTTTGACAACACCATTCACCCTTAATGCTGCTCTTGTTTTGTTGGCTGAGACGGTGGTGAGATTTATGCGGGCGGAGAAAGAATAAACCCCGTTTTTTGGTGCCATAAATTGACCAAGGGCGGTATTGAATAAGAGGGCTTGTCCGTGCAAGTGGTTCGATCCGCTGTATGTGATTGGGAATTCTGCGGCTGCGGGAATGGCCGTTGTCTGCACGTTATTGAAGAATGAGAATGAAACTGGGTGCTCTGTCAAATCTATGGAATCGAGGTATAATACCCAAGGGAAAGCATATGTTGAGCCGTCACGGGTAGCCACAATTTCCGCATAACGTGCGGTTGTGGGGGCGGTTATAAACCCCGATTCTTCTTGAAAAGAACCCCCGTTGTTCCCAAAAGCAGAGACTGCCCCGCTTGTGCCCACCAAGACCTGTGCCTCATCGTACCATTTTACATAAAAAGTACCCAAAGCCGTGCTGTTGTCAACGCTGAAATTTAGATTGACCGAAAATTCATAGAGTTGGTCGCCCTTCACAATGAATTTTCGGGATATTAGGGTTGCTGTATCTGCTGTGATGGCCACTGAGCGAGATCCTGATTTTGCCCCCAAGATTGAGCTGATGGTGGAATTCCATTCCCCCAAACCGCCCGTTGTCCATCCCTCTGGGGGTGCGTTTAACCCTTGGGAAGTGCCGTGTTGAGAAAGAGCTGAGTTGAAGATTGTTGGGTTGTTACCACTTGAGAAATCGGGGTTTATGCTGTTGATTTGGTGGTAAAGGGGCGTACTGCTTCCGAGGTCGATTAGTGTCGAATTGCCCCGTTTATCCACTGTTTCGGCTTTGAAATAATGGACTTTCCCCATGTCCAAACCCTCAATCACAAATTTTGATTGCTTGCCGTGGCCCACTAAGTTGAGATTGCTTGGGGTGAATCCTGCATTTACGTCTGCGAAAACCCTTGTTTCCCACCAAAAAGAATCTTTTGGTGGGAATGCGTGCTCTACTCGCAAGCCCCCTTCAAACGGTATCGTTTGAAAGGCTGTGATGTCTGTTGGTGCTGACATGGGCACGGGAGGCACGCCCAAAATGCCCGCAAACATGTAAAACCACCGCTTTTGCCCCGTGGTTGGCTTGCCTCTGGTTTTGATGGCTGTGGTTGCCCCTTGGCCTGCTTTCCATGTGTGTGTGATTGAGGTGACGCCAAAGAATTGATCTGCGGTATAATGCACATTATTCTTCTGAAACCCGCCCATGTCGTAAACTTCAATTTCGGGTTGGAAGGGCAAAACAATGGATTGCTCTGCTTCGGGGTCTTTCAAATCTGAAAGTATGGCGTTGGCCATGTCTGTGGCTTCTGCCACTGTGTCGATGTGTTTTGATGCGCCCTCAGTCACTTCAGCAAATTGGAGGCCGTACTGTGCTTGCGATGTGGTGTCCTGCACTGTGATGGTGTTTGGGGTTGGCTGGCCTTGGCTGTCGGGGGTGTTGATGTCTAAATACCTGACCGCTATTTTATTTCTGATTCTTGTACGGTCTTGGGTAAGATTTGAGATTTCTTTGTACTCATCCGCCCCCACGAAAAAATCAACATCTGTTCGGCTGCGATCGGGGTCAAAATAGGTGAGGCGGTTGGTGTTTGTGAAAGAATCCCAGCGATACTTGAACTCCCAGCCATTGATGGTTGAGATGCCACGGGTGGCGTTGTGGATGTTCCCTCTTTTTAATTTGTAGGGATTCACCACCGCATTGCTTGGCACGGGCATGTAAACCTGTGGATTTGAAGAAACCCATGCTGTGATGATTTCTTGCATCGTCACGTCTGCCGCTGTAACCGTGTTTGATGTGGGGTAAATCTGGTTGTCCACCTCAATCTGAATGTATGAGAGCTCTGCACCCAAATCCCTGCATTTGATATTTATGGGGCTTGTGCCTGCGTCCACCTCGTCCACTTCCCCCTCAAAATCGATCTGAAAATCGGAGGTTATGGGGGCGATGAAAAGGGGTGTCTTTGCAAAAGATGCCCTGATTGAATTGCCCGCCCGTAAAAGTGGGGCGTAAGCTGCCAAATTTGCTTTGTCCGATAAATTGATTTTAGAATCGGTTTTCAACCAAGCCAGACTGAATCGATCGATTTCTCTCGTAAGCTCCAAATCCATCGTTCGACAAAGGGCGTCCACCCCGTCATTTATTCTGCCCCCCTCCACCCAATCGTGTCCTTCTAAATCGCTGAGGTTTACCCACGCCCCCAAAGAATCTTTGATCTCCACCTTGGCATCAAATTTACAATGAAAACCCGTGAGGGTGATGCGCTTCATATCGTCTTGGTTTTGTTTTTCTGAGATCGCTATGTTGTGTACGTTTAGAAAAGCGATTTTCCCCAAAAAAGAACCCGTACCATCTAGCCTGCCTCCGATTGTCCATCGGGCATTTGTGCCACCCACCGCTGTGGTTGTGTTTATGAAGCTTTCAGCGAGCCGCCCATTTACCCAAAGCTCTAAAGTTGTGCCCCTTCTGATAAAGCGGGTGAAATACCAACGCCCTGCCCTGAATTTTAATGTTGTGTCATAAAGCTGATTTGTCCCCGTGCCAAATTCCCAAAAGAAACGCATGGTGCCGTCTACCAAAAAGCTTACATTGAAAAGTGAATTCTCCGCTGCGATGCCGTCCCCTGCAATACCTCCATAATTGAAAAGGGTTTCTGCGTTTGAGGCGCTGCGCATGAAAAGACAATCGACTGAGTAATCAGCGTAAAAGATTGATGCGTCTGAGCCTTGCGTGCTGACGCCTTCTAAAAAATAGTTGATTGCATTAAATCCACGGGCAAGGCCTGTGGGTGAATTGGTGGTGTTGGCAATGGCGCCTGTGTTGGTGGGTAAATCTTTGGGGGCGGGGTATACGGCATCTTTTAAAGTGCCAGATCCATTGCATTGCCAAGCCCGCTTGGTTGCGGTGGTTATTTGCGGGGAAAGCCCTTTACCTGTTGCTTGAATTCTCATGTTATGCCTCGATGATCGTTATATCAAGCTCTGCCGCATTTGTCACCCAATTCCCGCCCATCGACACGCCCTGTATTGACCTCGTGCCAACAAACCCTAAAGCGTCCATTGTGGGTGCTCCTGTGCCTCCGATGGCCAATTTGGTTTGCATGAAATTGGATGGTAGGTAGTTTGCCCACCATTCTGCCACCTTGGCGGGGGGTATGTTGAAATCAAAAACCGTGAGATCCCGAAAACCAAAAACGGGCAGATTGGCTGCCAAACTGATGGTTGAATTGGTCACTGAAATGGCCGTGTGTGCTGCGGATGCCACCCCATCTGTGAAATGATTGCCGTCTGATTGAACAATAATGTGCTGCCACCCGTTCAGTGTGTCTACCACCCAAACGCTCACTGCCCAGTTGGTTTTCTGTGCTCTTTGGTAAGAAACAGAACCGCTCCAGTAATTCCCCGCACCAATTGGCGATCCCACGGTTGATGCCCCTGTGAAGGTTGACCAAGGTCTGCCGTTCCCGCTCCATAAATCCGTACTGAGCGGGAAATTCTCAAAATCATTTGAGCAAATCCCCTCAAAAAAAGAAACATCCGCTGGCGATAAGATGGGTGTTTTCACACTTAGGGAGCTTATTGTGCCCGCTCTTTGTAAAAGCTGTCCCCCGTTAAAGGTGGCCTGGCTTTCTATTTGAACGGGGGTTTCTCCGCTGGCCGCTGAGTCCAAGACGGGGATGGCTATGCCAAAAACGGTTAGAAAAGCCATTTATAAAACCTCTGTAAATAGGATTTCCAAAGCTTCATCGGTGCTTCTACCTGAAACATACCCCCGATTATTTGTCTGCCCGACTACGGTTTTATCTGTGTTTTGGGTAGCATCCCCGTTTATTGTCAAAAGAGGCATGGGTGAGAAAGGTGCTGATTGGGTTGTCCAAGCAATCGCCATTTCGTTTGTGGGTATCCACGGCAAAATGACCAATTCATCATAATATGCCACGGGTGTCACTGCCCCAAAATCGTTTGTGGCGTGGATTTGTGCTTTTCCTAAAGACACCTGAATTGTGTTGCTCACTTCGATGAAGGCATCCGACACCCCGTTTTTCCACAAATTACCATCGGATGATAACGCCCACGTTTCCCAAGTTGCCGATCCCGTCAGATACTTTCGCACCATTATGAAATATCCTTGTGTTGTGTTTAATTGAGCATCGAATTCAGCAAAACCGCTGTTCTGCACAACCATTGCCCCGCCATTTAACCCGCCTGACGGGTCAATGCCCGCTGAGTAATTGAGGGATTGTAGTGAGCTGCCCGCCACAAAATCCCCATTGAAGTTGAAAACGTGTCCTTTGCCTTGTATTAAATTCACAAGGGCTGTGGTGGTGTTTCTGTGTAAAGAGGGGGTGGATAAAGACAATTCAAAGAACTGCCCACGGTTGAATTTCTTGGCTTTGTTTCTCTGTGTTTGAAACCTGCGGCCGAGCTCTTTTCGGCTGAAATCCGTACTTTCTGCGAAAACAGGCAAAGGCCAACTGTTGATTGATAAAAAGGCCATTAGGCACCCCCACCAAAAGGGCTGCCGATTTCGAACGGGCTGCCCGTTCTGAGCATGTTGCCCCGCTCAACCATATCCTTAAATTCTTCTACATTATCCGCTTTAATGTAAACATCCCCAGCAATACTGATCCCTCCGCTTGAGCCGCCCCCTGCCGTGCCTTGGGTGACTTGTTCGGGTGTTTGTGCGCCAAAGCGGGCTGCGGCTACTTTGAAGCCTGTGGGCAGGTTAAATAAGCCTTCATTCAGCTTTGCTCTGGCGTTTGTTTCTCTGTCGAGTTGGTATGTTGATTCACCACGGGCTGCTAGATCCCCCTCTGTTGCGTTTATGAGGTCTGTCATGCCCCGCATGAGGGCGGGGTCGGGTGTGAATACTGCCCCAAAATCATCGGCTAGATTGCTCCCGATCCGTGCCCAATACGCCCCTACATCGATGGGGTTGCCTGTCACTAAACCCTTGATCCAGTCTGTGAGAAACTGAATTGGTGACATGATGGCCTGCACTACCCAGACAATTGCTTTATATAATGAATCCATCACAATGACGTTGGCAAAAATAGCCCAGTTTAATCCCAGTAGAGCCAGTTTTATCAAGTCCACGATCTTAAAAGCATCTAAAATATAGGTGGTTACATCAATAATGCTAGAAACCAGATTCACGATGCCTGGCGTCACCATCGTAATTGACCGCATCAATTCCATGATAACCGTCACGATGCCTGAGTCCACGATGCCTTGTCCTAACTCTGCCAGAAAATCGCTGAGATAGCCCCCAAAAACATCTAAAACGCCCAAGAGGGGGTCAAGTGCTTTGAAAAGTGCGCTAAAGGGCTGAATGGCTTTGATGACCACATTGGTAAACCCCTGTACAAAATCCATCGCCCCCTTTGTCTTCATGGCCAAGTCCATTGCAAAACTCAAAAGCTGGCTAAGGCCACCTGTCATTAATCCTGTGACTGCCTCCCCTAACATGCCCAAAGCATCCCCCGCCATCTTCCCTGCATTTGCCAGGAAGCCTAGACTTTTAGGGGCGGGTGTTTTTGTTGTGGGGATTGTTCTTGCATTGGTCATTTTCAGGGGTTTGCTTCCTGCCCCGATCACGGCTCCCACACTAGGCGCCAAAGAGGCATCCCCCCTCTGAAGGGTGTTTTTTGCTATTGCTAAAACTAATGCGGCCTCTTTTGCTGTGAGCCCCATGTCTCTCAACTGAGTGCCCGCATCGTTTAGTGATTTTTCTAACCCCTGAAATGTTTTGGGGTCTATTAAATCCGCGATTGTAAAACCTAGTTTTTTTATTAGATCTGTCCTGCTGCCCTCCACTTTTGGTTTAACCCGTGTGAAGTCTCGCTGAGACAATCCTTGAAGGGGCGCTTCTAATTTATCTAATGCTTTGATATACCCCCGCCCTGCTTCTGCAAAAGATCCTAAAACCCCCGATGGGTCGACCACCTTTAATTCCATGCCCCGTAAATCAAAACTGAGTTGCTCTGCATCTACCAAAAGCCGATCGGCCGCCTTGGCGCTTTCTTCCATGAATTTGGCTTGTAGTTTGGCTGCCTTGGCGGCTTCTTTTTGTTTTTTTGTGGCCAATGCTTCTTTGGCTGATTTCTCTGATTCTTTCTTGCCCCGCCTGCGGGTGAGGGCTTCTTTGCCTTTATTTCTTGCTTTGTTTAATTCATTATTTAAGGTTTTTATTTCAAACCATGCGGATCTTGCTTGCTGGGATACCGCCCCCATGTTCCCTGCCATTATCTGCTTGAAGGCGCTCCCGTGCTTCTGCCAAAGGCTGGCGATCCGGTCTTGTGTTTTGTTATTCAGTCTTTCGACTTCTGTTAACCCGTCTTTTACAATGTCTCCTGACATGACATTGTAGATCCCTTTAAAAAAACCCTCCCCAAAAACCTTCTGAAAATCGATTTGTGAAAGGGCATCTAAAACTCTGCCCAACCACCCCACCAATTTTGACATTAAAGGCAAGAGAAGCTCACCTAGAGCCAGCCCTGCATTGGCTAAAGACGCCTCAAAACGATCAAAAGCATCCCCTGCATCTGCTCCCCCGCTGCCTACTTCTTCAATCATCAATTGCCCTTTGGCCAAAACCTGATTGACTTCTGATTGCTTTTTCTCAAAATCTGATAGTTGTTTTACGGTTTTGCCTGCTTTTTTTGCATATGCTTCATGGGCAGCACCCCAATCTACCATAATCCCAAGGTTATCAAGAATCAGTTTTGAAGATCTGGCCGTACCTGTGACAATAGAATCAAACATAAATGCTTGGGATTGCCCCGTCTTTTTGGCTGCGGCATCTGCGATGTTGGCCAATTGCATGAATTCTCGGCCTGTTATCCCCATGTTTTCTGCAAGGTTGGCCTTTTTTACCAGCTCTGCATCTGAGATTAACCCCTTTGTGGCCTTCCTGAATTGGGTTATTTCAAACCCCATTTGCTTGAAAACGGCGCTGGCATCTGATGTGTATGCGGCTGCTTTTGAGCTGTCGTAAGCTGCGTTTAACCCCTTCATGGCCACGGCTGCTGCGGCTGCGGCCACTGCTAGTTTCCCCATTGTGGAATTCAAAAGGCTTGTGCTTTTTTCAGCCCCCGCTGCGCCCTTCCCTGCTGCGCCTAACCCTGCGGCTGCTCCCTTACCCGACTTACCCAGTTTCTTCAGCTCGTCCTGGGCGGCTTTGAGCTGTTTCTTGAATCTTTGAACGTCGGCTGTTAGGGTTGCTCTGACTTCACCCGCTGAAATTGTCATTTATCGCACCTTTAAAAATCTTTGGTATGAAGAGGGTCTGGCTTGGTTGTCTTGTGCTCGTTTTTTCAATTCCCGCTGTCTTTTCATATTCTTATAATATGCCCGCATCTCTTTTGCTGAATTGAAGTCCTGCGCTGTTAATTCCCGTTTCTTACCCAACAACTGATTGGGGGTGATCGCCTTTTTGATGTGAGGCTGAATAATGCGAGCCACTGCCCATGCCTGTAGCTCATATTGTTCTTTTACCCGTCTTTGGTGTGCGTTTAGTGCTATGTAAACCTCATTTAAATCTGCATCCCAAAAATCAGCTATTGTCATCCCTGCCACCAAAGCCTCCTCAAGCAACAAGGGGAAGATTATCCGCCCGTTGCTTCTGTCGACAAAGGGTTGGCCACCTCTTTTTTAGCTGCTTTGGCTTCTGTGGCGTCTTTGGCTTCTGCGGCGTCTCCCATCTCGTCCAATTTCGCTGCGAGCTGTGGCACTTTTCGGATTAAGGCTTCCCCCGCTGCTATGGTGACATCTGTCCAGGAACCGCCTGCGTCTTCGTGTTCGTCAATTAATTCCTCGGCTGATTCTGGCGACCAGCCCAAAGGCAGCCGCTTCTTTTCCCAAAGGCGGCCTGCGTATAGAATGGCGGTTGCGCCCCTTACGGATGCGATATCTTCGTCTCTGATGATCTGCAGAAGCCCTTTATTAAAGGCTTCTTCTATTACAGACACGGCTTTTGTCTTGAATTTCAACATGTATCGCTGCCCTGCCAATTCCACTGTGCATACTTTTTTACTCATAATCTAGCTCCATCTTTTTTGTTGTTTACTTACTGTGTGGCTCTTACTGGCACGCCTGAGATCTTGACCTCTACGCCCAAAGTCATCACATCTTCATGTGGTGAAGAAATGTCGGCCTTTGTGATAAGGCATTGAGCCACCCATTCATCATTGCCCACACCTAAGCCTAAGGGGCGGAATCGACAAGACACTTTGGCACCCGAAAAAACAAGTAATTGCAATTGTTCTTGGCCTGCATCGTCTTCTTCATAAAGCAAATCACCTGAGATATCTGCGGTTGCGTTGGTTGCCAGAACCTCTTTCCAACCCAAGCTGTCACGGCTAGTTGAATCAGCTGTTTCACGGCTGATGGCCAAAGTTAAATCTCTCGAACCCGCCACGGCTGTATAAACCAAAGGTGGCCCGACTGCTGTTTCAATTTCAAATGTGGAAAGTCTACCAACTGCTGGAGTGCCCATGTTTTACCTCTGTTTTCTTGTTTTATTGTGTCTCTTGAATGAGACAATCTGCGTTTAAAATCCACCTGTGTGATCCTTGATCTGTGGGTGGGAAAGGTGATGGTCGAGAAGAACGGATGTTGATTTCAACCATCGTGGAAGGGGGTTTGTAATTTAATGCTGCAATGACCGAGTTGGCCAACGCCAATCCATCATCCCATGCTTTCGGGTTCGATCTAATCGTGATTTGTGCCGTGGTGTAGGCCATTTGTGTGCCGTCTTTTGATGGTTTGGGGGCTACCCCGCCTGTGCCTACAACAAAAACTGCTTCATGGGGGATGCTGCCTGTTCTTGGCTCTTGCTCTGGTCCCGAAAACACATTGACACCCCACACCCAGCCGCTGCCCAAATTGTCAGCTATTTGTTGAGCCAAAACCTCAGATATATTTATCATTGTTTTGCCCCTTTCGCTTCGCTTTTAAAGCGATCTGCGAGTTTTTGGGCGAACTGTTCGGCCTCTCGTTTTAGGGGGTCTTCTATGTATTTCCATTTGCCTGTTTTGTAGTTTTTGTTGGTCTCGTGCACTTCCACTGCGTATTCTGTGTCAGCGCTTATTGTTACCGAGGGGGCAGCCTTTTTTGCCCCCTTTGTGCTGATCTTCCTCTTGATAGATCCCCTGAGGTTGCCTGTGTCTACGGGAGATTCGGCCTTTGCTCCCGCTTGAACCCGCTCCCCCGCTGCGATCAATTCCCTTCGGGCGATCTCTGGCATTTGGTCAATTAATGCCTGCAAGGCCTTGTCCACCTGTTTGATGCCCACATCTATTTGTAAACCAAAGCCCATTTTAAACCCCCGTTTCAAAATAAGACGTGTTGCCAAATTCATCAAAGAATTCTTCAGATCGCAAGATAACACGGCCAAAATCTTGACGGGTGCTGTCTTCATTCCCTAGCCAAATTAAAGCATTGAAAGGTATTTTTTGCTCTGAAAATATAGTCAAGGTCTCGGTCTTCTCTTGCCCATATTCCCGATTTGAGATGGTGTTTGTGGGTTCAATCCTTACGTTTTCCATGATTCTAGGGGAACCGAAAACCAAGGCGCCTGACTTGCTTACGCCCTCATTTGGGGCATATGTGATGGATTGTTTCCACTGTTGTTTTAATTGAAAATCTACCATGGCCAACCCCGTCCACGGTTCAGATTGTCGGAGTTTCGGGCATAGGGGTTGTCATTCATATTTTTGCCGAAAACCTCGCTGACACGATCCACATCCTGGTCGTCATTCAAGCCTTCTTGAATACTTAACCCGCCCGCTTTCATGCCTGCGGCCACATAGTTTTTGCCGTCAAACGGGTCTGATCCCCGCTTGGATAAATCATCTGCTAATTCCATGTAATGCTTGAATCGTTGGCTTGCGCTGACTGAGAGCTTGCCGTTCTTTGTGTCAACTTGTAGTGCGTATTTTGATGCAATGGCTTTACATGCTGCGCTGGCTGCCCTCCCTAGGGATGCCTGAATGCCCAAAATGCCTGTGATCTCTTCATCTAACAATTGCATCGATCCTTCAACCGTGTCGCCAATTAAAATGCGCACCTTGTCGAGGTCTGTTGTTAGTGAGGGGTCATAGGTCTGTGCCATCGTTTATTTTCTTTCTTTGTTTTTGTTGGGCTTACGACCTCTTTTTTTAGGGGCTTCGGGGGCGGCTAGTGCCAATTGCTGAGGCTCTTCTGGCTCTTCGGGTAACATCCATGCGGGCAACCCGTTGGCCACGTCCATTTTCAAATGGGAGTGGTTGTAGGCCTTACAAATCTCTTGAAAGGGGGCATCCAAAGGCACGTTAATATCGGCGCTTTTCAACCGTTCCAGCATGTCACTTTTGGTTGGCTGGGGGGCTACTGCAAAAGCGAGGTGCTCTGCCCTGATCTCTCCGTCTTTGTAATCACAAATGATTTCTCCCCGTTCCATGCATCCCCTAAGGCCTGCCCATGTGGCGGCCTCTGGGATCTGGTCATTGGGTTGTAACGTGATGAATCGATTACCACGGGTCAATCTGAGCTGTTTCTTGCCTACAAAATACATAAAAACCTCAAAGTAAAAAGGTGTCCATCTTTTATCGAAAGTATCCAAAGGATGGGCAGGAAAAAAGATGGAGCTAGAACCGCCCACCCACCCCAAGGATTTTTTAGGCTATGACTGCGCTGAAGAAAGCGGCCATGTCCACACCAGTCAATTTGTGATCCATGAAAAGATCGGCTTCGACCACGGTTGAATCGGTGCGTTCGTCTGGGTATTGACGGATACGCATGCCGTTTTCATCGCCGCCAATGCGGGCTGCACGCCAAGCAAAGCTGTAGAAAGCAGATGGTTGCTTCACACGTGGGTTGCTTGTGGGGTTACAATATGCCAAAAGGGCGTGTTTGCCCAAGATGTATTGGTTGGCTTCTACAGCGCCTTCGGCTGCGGTATTGATGACTGCCCCACCCACAACCACTTCTTGCAAACCAAGCATTTCAGCCAACATTTGCTCGTTGATGGGGGTTCGACTACCTGCCCCTTGGCCATTGGCGCTGTAGCGGGCAACTACATCGGGATGATCAATCAAAATGTTGAAGGCCTGCTCACCCAAAATCAATTTGTTTGGTGTGCGGCTGCCTTGTAATTTGACGGCTGCTTTTTGCAAACGGATATCAACGATAGGGGTTGAGCCTGCTTGATCCCACTGCTTGAACTGCCCTGCTCCTGGTGCACCTGGCACACCTGCCAAATCAATTCCCCAGATGCCCGCCTTGAACAAAGTGTCTGCCCAAAGTTTTTCGCTGCGCATGCAGTTTTGCTGGTTCAAATAATCCATCGCATCTGCGAAAGGATCAAGGGGGGTGTCTGCATTCACAAACTCTTCGGAGGGGATTGGATGGGCGATGGAATACCGATTTGCAAAATAAGAATCGGTACTGATTTTGTAGCCTCCCATGACTGCTTCGGTGCCTGCGGCACGTTGGGCAGATTCTAAGCGGTTGAGGTCTGCTTTGTCAAAAACAAAGTATTTGTCGGATTGTTTTTCGACTGTAACCATCGGCACACGGCCTGCGGTTACAAATTCGGTTTTCTCTTGGAAATTGGCAATTGCCAAGTCCAAAAGCGGTCTATCTACATGAACTGAGTTTAATACGGGATTAGGCATTTTACTGACCTTTCTGTTTAATTAAATTAAACGATGTTGCCTGATTCAACGGTGATTGAGATGATGTCGCCTGCGGCGCCTGCGGTTTCTGCATAGCCCACAATGGCATGCCCAGGGGTTACACTTGTGATACCAAGACCTGCGTTGTTGGTTACGATGGGATCACCGATGGCCACGGTGCCCGCCAATTTGACTTTAAACTGGCCGCCTTGGCCTAGGGGTAAGATGGCGGCTGCTTGCCCCAAAGTGGGCGCATTGGCTAAAATACCGATGGCTTTTTCGCCTGCGATGGCGCAAGGAATAACGGCGCCATTGACATCAAGCTTTAACATAGAATACTGAAGCAAAGATAAATCTGCCCCTGCGGTGAATGATCTGAGATCTAAACGTGAGTAAGTTGCCATTTTATTGACCTTTCAGGGCGTCTTGCGCCAATTTGGGGTTGGTGCTACGGATTAAAACCCGTGCTTTTTCGATGCTGAGTTGTGGGTCTTGTTTGCACAATTCAGATGCTAATCGTTGGATTTCTTCGGAGGCCTTCACCACGGTGCTATCTTCTGCGGATGAACGGCCGATTTCGGTGGTCATGTCTGTGTTGGCCTGTGCTTTGGCTGCGCTGAGGATTTCACTCAAAATTTCTTGCCCTTTGCTGTCGAGCTGACGCAAGATATGTACAAAATCTTCTGTGGTTTTACCAAAGCCCACAAGCTTTTCGGCTGATCGGGTGATTTCTTCATCTTCTTTTGCTTTTTTCATTTCTGCGTTTTCAGCTTGTAAAGTCCGCAAAAGCTCGGTTTGTTCTTCCATGCTGCGCTTGATTTCTTCAAGCTCTTTTTCGGCTGCGCTGCGGGCAACCTCTTCTGTTTCTTTATTCATGTTTTCCTCTGATTTGGGGGTTGCGATCTCTTTGTTTTGAGATCTGATGGTTTCGATGGCCTTTTCAATTGTGATCTGCCCATCGGGTGAAAGTGATGCTGTTAGGCTGGTATCTAAAGTGTTGATGATTTGCTCAAGGCTGCGCTTCATTTCCATTTCGGGCTCTGAAACAAGATCGGGCAAGTATTTTTCCATCTCGGTTGCAAATTCAGAAACTGTTTTTTTCAGGAGGTCGAGCTGGTTTTTGCTTTTGCCGTATTCCAAGATCTCATGCATTGATTTATAAAATGCCTCTTGAATTTCATGTACTGCGTCTTTTGCCCGATCTTCTGCCAAAAGCTCGCTGGTTGTCTTGGGCATTTCCATGATGGGATGCATCCTGAAGATCTGTTTTGTTTTTTCCCAAATTGTCATTTTATCCTCTTGATTTCTTAAAATCATGATCTTGGCGTCTTGATGCCCGCCCTGGTTTACGACCGATCCTTCAGTCACTTTTAATCTTGTGATCAGCTTTTTTTTCGTCCGATCTTCTTTTTTCATATGCATCTCGTTTGTCCTTCATGCGTTTAACAAATTCAGCTTCTCTTGCTTTTCGGGCTGCTTTTTCCCGTTTTGCCGCTGCTTTTGTTTTGATTTTGATTCTGGTTTCTAATTCACTCATGGTAATCCATTTCTGCGAGACCTCGTAACGAAAAATCTGGGTACTCGCCCGCTTTTATTTTTTCCCACACATCTAAATCTTCGACTTGGTAGCCCACCCACCAAGCGCATTGATAACAGTGCCCTTTGGGGATATTGAGGGCTTGCATCTTGGCTTCTGTAATCACAAAAGATTCAATTAACCGTCCAAACCGCTTCGGGGCTTGTGTTTCGCCTTTGTGCATTTCCCCCATGATTCTTGCGTTTAAAACATAATCATAAGCGGCATCTTCCAAGGTTTCGGGCATGATGGATGCCCCGCAAAGGTCTTCAACCAAACCACCGTCTTTGTCTTTGGATACATAAAGTATGCCAAAAATCCGCATCTTTTCGTCAGATCTCGACACTTCGGTAAATGTCAAATCCCTGTCGGTATGGGCTGGATGGTTTGTGTTTTCAGATGTCATGATTTGCATTCTATCACGATGTCAAGCAAATTCACAATAAAAAGATGCTTATGTGAAAAAAAGATTTTAAACATCTTTTAACCCCATTGCACATCGGCAGGATGGATGGGCTGCGGGGCGTTGATATTTCTCCCCCGATGGGCCTGTGAATCTTTGGTGAACAAACACCTTTTGCCCGTGTAAAAATGCACATATTGGGCACCTGCGCTCATCGGGGGCTGTGATCCAGTACTTTTTCACCGTGGGTTCCAGCTCCCCCTGGTCTATTGCATCCTTCCACACGTCCATTTGGGCTTGGTTTCGGGCGTTGCTGGTCTCTGTTCTCGCTATGTTTCGGGCTCGATGTGTTAAAAGCCTTTGGTGATAAAGTGCAACCTGTCCCTGTATTTCTTTCTGAGATAACCCCTGCATTTGCAGTTTAATCCTCAAATTATCCACCGCTTTTTGATGGGCGGGTAAGATGTCAATGGCTGTTTTCATCCGCTCTGCGGTTTTGTAGGGGCTCAAGCCCTCTTGAATACCGTTCTGCGCTTTTAGTGCCAGTGTCTTCTTGGTCGAGTCTGTGACGGCCACAACCAACCGAGATCCCTGCTCTTCTAAGAACAAACGCTCATATTTGTTGTCGTTTTTTCTGACAGCCAAGAGCCCCAACCGCACGGCTTCTTCTGTGAATTTAGATTTATAAACTGTGCCCAAACCCCTCCGATACTCATCGTAAAAATCTTGAGACACCTCGTCCCAATCAAAATCCCCCACCAATTTGGCGAAAAGATAAGGGTCGTTTTTGGCCTGCCTTACCAATTTATCTACGTCCACGCCTGTGGTGGCTGCGTGTTTTAGAAAGGCCTGCTCAAGAATCCGCCCATATGAATTCTTTGAATACCCCTGGTTGATTGGTGTTGCCATTTTAAATGACCTCTTTGCTCACGTCCGAAAGGGGGAGGTCGCCTGTTTCTCGCACAAAGGCCTCCAACTTTTCGTCAGGTGTTAAAACGCCGCTTTGTACAAAGCTGTTCACAAACTCCGACAATTCTTTGAGGGATCGCTGTTTTATTTGCCCATGCTTAATCCGAGGCCAAAGCTCTTTTGGGATGCCGTTTAATTCCATCAATTTACTGACGGCTTGGCGGTTGATGGTGCTTTCCAAATTGTCCGCCATCGCTTCCAAGGCCATAACAAAATGGTTTGTTTTATCATCGTGCATGTTGTAAGAACCGCCGCTACCATTCATGCCCAACATCATAAACTCACTGAGTAAAGAGGTGGCCAAACGCTGCTCGTACCTGATAATTGCTTGGTTTAAGGCTTGCTGGTTCGCCGATCCCTTCACTTCCGCAAATGTAAGCTTATACCCCGTTGGATTGCCCTCTGCATCTGTGTCTGAGGGGAACACCACCCCCTCTTTCTGATTTCTTTTAAGAGATCTCACAATGCCATAAATCCCCCTCGCAATCGCTTGGTCATTGGGGTCTGCATTGGCCGCCAGCATTTCGGGCGGCACAAGTGCTATCGGCATTCCCGCTACGCTTCTCTCAAAACCCACGCCCTCGATCCATTGCAGATTCTTCAATGCCATATAACTTGTATATGCATTTCTGAGGGCTGAGTACCCTTCTGGGTTGTTTTTTCGGTTGCGATGGGTGAAATGTAGGCACTTTTCCAGTGGTATGTGGGCAACTTTTCCTGTGTACGTTTGTTGAATAAAATGTGTTACGTTGCCGTGCTCATCAAATTGCCATCCGTTGTTGGTTTCTTGCGCTCGGATGGGGAATTTATCCCATTCTAAGCCCCCGTTTTCTGCTTTTCTAAAGACCATTTCATGTACTGAATACCCAAAAAATAGAAGTGATCCCGCTTCTGAGATGAAATCTCCCCATGTTTGTGACATTGTGCCCATGTTGTTTTTGAGCTGGTCTGCGATCTCTTGCGCCCGCTCTGATTCATCCGCTGGCTTGACTTCCCAAGGCATTTGACGTGTCAAAAGATCTACATAGGAAGCAAAAGCGCCCACGATGGGGTCATTATCCATCATTTCTCTGTAAATGGCCGCCCCGTTGCGCCCCCTGAGATCCCGATGCCATTCTTCATACACATATGGGCCGACACGCAAAAGCCCCGTGTCCCCGACTTCCTCTTGTAATATCGTGGAATTTAACCCCAAAGGCTCGTTTGTTTTTTGTGGCATGGTCTACATCTCCCACGGTGCTAAAAAAGCCCCGCCCTGTCTTGGTGGTTCGCTAAAGTTTTGTTTATCGAGTGTATCATCTGAAAAGTCCATCGTCACTCTTTTTTTCTTGACAAAAAGCTTTTGGGCTATCCCCAAAGCTGCATAAGCCACGGTGTCCACCATGTCATCATGTTTGCCTTTTGGGAATTGAAGAAGCTCTGATTCTAAATCAGGCAACCAATGGGCAAAACGGTTGTGGTAAACGTGCCCCGAAAAGTATCGAGTGGCGGCCATGATTGCCCGTGATTGCTTGTCACGATCCGCCTTTAGGGGTATCACGGGTAGCCCGTCATCTTGTAGGATTTGCACGAAGGATTGTTGGTAAGCCACTGATTCAATGCCAATGATTGATGGCTGCCATTTCTTGTATTGTTGGTGCATAACCTCCCTCTGGTTTGCCCCTGAGATGTGGTCTTGTAAAACATCTAAAATCAAAAGGTCAGAATCGGGTGTGACCGCAAATGTTGAGCAAACGAAAAAATCGGCGTTCTCCCTTGTTGAAGTGGCCAGATCCACCGTTTGGAAAATCACGCAATCTTCTTTTGCAACCCGTTTGGCTTCCCCCAGTCCACCCAAATCAAAAAATGGTTGTTTGACATCGGGTGAAAAATACTTGAACCATTCTCTTTTGAATGTGTCCCCCTGGTCACTGGTTGGTTTTTGCTGATAAAGTGCCTCGAAAACCCAAGGTAGCATGGATTTCTTCTCAGCCTCTATTTTGTTTTGGCTGTGCTGCGATGGCCATAGAGCTGCCCCTTCTTCCCGTCCGATGGGGTCGTTTTCAAGGGCAAGGGCGGGCAATTCGATAAACTGCCAGTTGTCCTCGATGGGATCCCAACCGCCTGCGTCATATTGCGCTTTTATCTTACCCACCAAATCATCTGAATGCCATCTGGTCATGATGATTACCATGATTCCCCCTGGCTCTAAACGGGTTTTTGCTGTTGAGAAAAACCAATCCCACTGTTTTTGTCGGATGGTCGCACTATTAGCTTCTTCACTGTTTTTGATGGGGTCATCGATGATGAAAATGTCTGCCCCTTTGCCTGTGATCGCCCCGCCCACCCCTGCGGTCATCATGCCGCCTTGGCCGTGGCCTGTTTTCCACTGGTCTGTGCGCCCTTGTGCCGGCAGTTTGAAGGAAAGGTGGTCTTGGTATTCGTTGGCCAGTTGGCGGCATTGTGCTGACCAACTGGCCGCAAAACTGGCTTCATATGATGTGAGTATGATGCGGGTTTTGGGGTCGTTGTCCAACGCCCAAAGGGGAAACCATTTTGATGACAATTCACTTTTGCCGTGCCTTGGTGGCATTGAAACCACGATGCGATTTGAGCCAAAACCCAATCGGGCACGGGCGATGGCCTCAGATATGATCTCAAGGTGCTTGGCGTGCCTAATGGGTTGGCCTGTTCGGCCATCTGCGCTCAAATGAATGGCGAACGATAAGGGGTCGAGCCTCCATAGCTCGTTTTTAATCTTCATTTTGATTTGCGTCTGTGGCTTTTTTCGCTGCTAAAAGGGCATTGTAGGCCTCTTTGTCTTTCATCACGTCTCTGAGATCGATTGTTTCCACGGTTGCCTGCATTTTAACCTCTGAGCTGGTCTGCGTGATAGATTCGGGTTCCCCACGGTTTAGGCGTTCCATTTTGGCGCCTGCCTCGATCAAAGCTTGAGCATCTCTAACATTGATGGGCACTTCTTTACCAGCGTTCAAGAGTTCCATCATTTGAGACAAACGGCTATTTCCGAGATCTTGCATCAAGAGGCTTTGCTTCATGTGCCTAGCCCGCATTTCTTCTAAGGCTTTCTCTTGGTTTTCTCTGAGTTTTTCGGCCATGTAGGCGTCATAAGCCTTCGATCTCCTGCCCCAACAATCCCTAGCTGCCGTGCTTTGGATGGCTGCCTCTGACACCCCCACAATCTCACTAACCTGCCTATGTGAACGGTTTGACATAGCCAAATACATGCAGAATCTCTCGTGGGCTTGCTTGGTTTCCCAACGATGCTTTGACCAAAGATGTGTGTTTTTCGGGAATCTTCTGGCTCTGCCTGTGGCCGAATCATTTTTGTTTGACATAACACAACACTACAAAAAAGCCGGTCATGTGTCAAGGGGGAAACACAAGGCCGGCCAAAGGGTTTTATTTTGATTGAAACCACTTCACCGATAAATCGTGGTTTTGGATGCGGGTATAGGATTTGAACCTACGGCATCAAGGTTATGAGCCTTGCGCTCTACCAGACTGAGCTAACCCGCTGCAATGGGTGTTTGTAACATAAACCGTAAAAAGGCGGTTGTCAAGAGGAAAAAGTCTGGGGTGTGTTTTAGGTCTTTTTAGTTAATTTATAAACTCTATAAGAATACATAAAGAAATACAATAATAGATAAGATATAAGT